TATCCGTTTGCGAGTTTCTTTCTTGTACTTCACTTTGTTCCGTTTACTAGCTTTATGTGAGGTGATGGGAGGCATCCCCTTGGCGGCCGTCTCAGGTGGGTCGAGGCGAATTTGTTGTTACTATTGGCTATCAGTAGCGTGTGGAGAAAATAGTTAAATACACACACCACCTACTAGTACCGCCAGGCAACTTACTTTTTAAGCTCCGTAACGCTGATAATGGTAGCTGCGATCAGGACTACTATCACCAGGATAACCAAGGCCAGCCCCGCTATAAGGGCGATGCCCGACATCGTCGATACCACGTTCCATATGTTCTGCATAATTACTCCTCTCCTTAATTATTTATTGGTCATCGCACCGACCTTCTTGGCGGAAAACAAAAACCTAATTCTGATACTGTCTTGGACCATATATAATGCGTTGATAGCATTACTTAGGTCCAATGGGCTTAGACCATCGCTTGCAATAGCATCGGCCATCTTGCCGTATACCGACTTGAGGACTCCGTCGTCATTCAACCAAATTGCAATGTCGCCATTGATATCCCTAATGGATCCATCAAGATTGCTATCGACCGCCATCGTCACCATCCGAACTATTTTTGTTAACTCTTTTCCAGACGCCCTCTGCAATGGCTTCGACCAAGAACTCTCTAGTGGGTTTATCATCGAGCTTAAATATGTATCCTAGTCCCATTAGCTTGGTTAAAAGTTGTAAAGCATTTGTAACCTTTCTCTCGCTACAGTTTAGGACTTCACGGATGTTATCAGCTATGCTCTGTCTTTTTGACCATCTATAACGAGACCATGCTCCGACAACGGCATCGTTTACTGACTCCACGATACGGTCATACACTATCCTGCTCTCGTGGTCGAATACAAGCTTCAGCATTCTCTCGGTATTAAACATGCTTATAGACGAATATCCGTGTTCTCTAGATATCAAAAATGCACCTTCGAAAAAGTATAGGACTTCCACCTGACGGAGGCGATGATAGACGCACTGTTCAGCTCAGCGTTGACAAAATTCGACATCTGATCACTTCTAGCCAAGCGTGACAGCTCTGAGTACCAATCAGACTTGATTATCTCTTTCGCCATATAACCACGTAGGGAGCAACATCTGCTGTCGGGTAATACTATTTTTTCGTCGACTATCCTCTTTGCAACTCGATCGGCAAAGGTGAACTCGATGGCGACCGCATGATGCAGATATCTCTCTACCGTGCAAAGGTCATGTTCGGTGAGGTTGGCGCCTGATTTCTTGAGACAACTCTTTATCTCGTCTAAGATTACGAGCCGCCCTGCAGCTACACGCAGCTCTGAGTATTCCATCACCTCGCAACCCCCTTCAAGCTCTCTTTCAGCTTCTTAATCGTCGTCGGCTCGCCTGCGTTATAACACTGGTGATTGACCGACCACTTGCCACCCAAGCTTTCACATTGAGCCTGGTCTTCGTCAGGCAGAGTAGCGCTATGAATGACGTCACGGACGAAAATCGTCGAGAAGGCAATTGTCGCTATTATCAAAGGTGATAGGATTACCGCAGAAGCGATAGTTATCCAAGTCTCAGACATACGCCTGTTATTTTTCATTTCTTCTCTCCTTTCTTCTTGCTTAAATCTTTGCATTGGGCGCAACAACCGTTTATCTTCTTTTGCCTCTCCCTTAACGCATCGTCAGTTATAAAGAAGGCATAGGCAACTAGCCCGTAAATGAGTGCCAATGCAAGTGTAATCATACAGGCATCGCCCATGAACTCCATGAGGTTAAATTGTCTTTTATTCTTGGTCATTACTTACCTCCTTTTCTAAGTCGCTATGCTTCATCATGTAACTAGCTATCTGTTTAGCCCCGTGATAACCACCCCTAGTCAAGGCGGGGATAATCTCACGTAGTGTGTAGGTCTCGCCATTAGTCTGAATGACGACAGACTCTTTGTTGTTGTCCATATATTCAAGTTCAAGCCGAGCAATACGCTAAGTCATGACATCAGACCAAGTCCAAACCCGGTAGACAAACGTGCCATATCGATGATCACTACTATCATCGATATAACAAATAACCTCTTCATCATGATATCTAGAAGAGCCTACATCTCTCCAGATGAAACCGGTTATCCGCAAGTGCTCGATATCTGTATCTTCAGCGCCAAGGTTATGAATTACCATTGCTATTCTCCTTCACGCCAAGATATGTCAGCCAGTCGTCCTTATACTCTTCGATGCTCTTCTGAGCTAATTGCCTGTCGTTAAAATATAGTCTCTTCTGATATGCAGAGTGTTCGTTAAGAAGAATATCCTCGATCGTCAATTTTTCTCCACTCACGTCAAAGTAAACAATAAAGCACTCCCTGTCGGCATCAACGTCTCGTGAATTGATAAACTTCGCCCCGCTTTCAATCAGCCGTTGTCGAGCCCTGAGCCAGCCAACCATAGCTTGTGCATCTTCCTTGGTCTTAAAGCAATTACCGAGCGCAAGTCTGTTGTTGTCGTAACCTACGCCGGGACAGAATGAGGCACGGCCAACAAAGCCTTCATCATCCATAGAATAGTAATACTCGTATGCCGCTGGCCTCCAATAGCCACCGCTATCATCAATCTCGTCTAGTAGGTCTTTCGGTATTTTAGCCAGCACGCCAGTATTGATTTTCAATGCGTACATATCGCCGCCGTCTTCAGCTTTAACAAACTCAGCCCCTTCGTCAAACGGTTGCCAATCCTTATTTAATCTGTAGTATTTCATCTATTTTCTCCCTTCAAAATCGTTTACCGTCCAGATAACTTAATATCTCCTTACCGCCATTCTCGTAGTAATCTTCTTTCTTGAGAAGCTTCTTTATATCGCTAAGAGAGTAGCTTGTGTTGCAAAAGCCGTCACACGGCCCGCTACACGAGCAGTGGTTTAAGCCATCGATGTGCCATCTATGATGAGAGTCCCAGTAAACGATAGTACCCTCGCCATCGTAGCCGTAATTCTTATACCAATAAATAACATTCACTACTGCGATACCTAGCGGTGCACCCTTTTGTACGTCACTCAAATTGTCGTCATATAAATTGTTATCACCGAGACTGACAACTTTGGCCTCTCCCAATATCTTGCAATCCATCGCTTATTTCTCCTGCTTAGTTGACGCTAGCTCGTTGTCAAGCAGTCGCAAGAGCCGATCTACTAAACAAGTCATATCGTCAAAACAAGCACCCAAGTCCTGCCTAAATCTATCGGCTCGTCCTAAGTTGTAGAGCACCTTGTCGGAGCCAAGCCTGCCGGAGCTAGTGGCGGCAGAGGCAGAAGCATTGATGGCATCTTTTTGCCTCCTATCGATGGAGGCGTATCCACTTACGATGGTGATACGCCTAACCTTCATTTCGTGCATCGTTAGTCTATCTATGGTCATATTTATCCCTCATAAAGTTTTCAAACTCCAGTGCTTCTATCAGATCATCTATATCATCGTGAGGTCTTGTCTGATTAAAGACCTCACGACGCCTAGCGATCTCTTTTTTCGTCTCTTGCCTAGATTCCCTCGAAGTAAATCTTGAACCTGGCCAATCGACTTTGCCCTTTAGCTTTAGCCTTGGGCGATGCTCCAGGAGTCTTAGTCTTTTTACTCCTAAGATCGCCCGCCTCATGAACATCATCGCACATATTCCTCCAGTGCCTCAGTTGGCGTTAGCTACCTTTAAGACTTTAGTCTTGCCCTCGGCGGGAGGGGATACAATCTCAGCCTCTTTAACAACCTTCATCTCTTTAGCCATATCGAGCAGCTGCTTGACGATGTTGTCAATCTGTATCTCCGCCTTATCTCGGGTCCGACGCAGCAGCTCGATTGTATCTATGACGTCATCCCTGGTGATAACGAACACCTTCATAACCAACCCCGGGATAGCTAGGCGATCGTCGTAGAGGACGAAGTATAGTCGGTCGAGCTTCTCGTTAACCAAGAAGTAGTTGGCTACTTGGTATTGATACGCTTCATCAACACAGCCGTTAAATATCATCCTTAGGTGATTTTTAGTGTCGAGGCACTTAATCTCCATTGCCCAAGTCGGCTCAGCGACGTCCTCGTAGGCATCCGGTGAACATAACCAGTTCTCATTCTCATCACTTTGCCACGTGAGGGCGTCACTAACGTAGTTATCGAGTCCAAGCATCTCGCAGGCTTTCTCGACAGCTGTATCCTCCAGTCTAATACCGCGCACTATAGGGGCTTCATCTTCGCCGGCAATACTTAATCTCTCGCCGACTTTAGCCCAAAGAGTATCTAGAGGTTTGTCAGTAAATCCGCCGTCTTTACTCCGGCTTTTCGCATATAAACTCCCGATCGAAGTGCCAGTGATCTTGCCTCGCCGAAAGTCCTTCCACTTCGCTCGCTCGTTACTCTGCGATATCTTAACTATTTTCATGCTTATCAAAATCCTCCATGGTTATGGGCGCTAGCGGGTCAACGGTCTCGCCACCGTTACCCGGTTCGATGCCCAGCTTCTTGCGCACCATCGCTTTCATTTCTTCTGCGTCTTCAGCCTTTGCCTCCGGCGAGTTGGGATTGTCTACATAGGCTCCATCAACTGCCTGATCGCTAACGACGGCTTTTTGAAGTTCGGTGTCAAGCGCTCCGTACTTACTGATCAGAAGCTTCAGGACAGTCTTCTTCGCCATGCCATCAAACTCATCGACCCAAACTCCGGCACCGGTCTTAGCAAAC